GAAGGCCGAAGCCAGGAAGTGGGAGACGAGGGCCAAAGAGAACAAGGCAGCAGCCGAAGAGCTGGAACAGCTCAAGGCATCCCAGATGACCGAGCTTGAGAAGGCGCAGGCCGAAGCCGCAAAGGCCCAGGCCGAGGCCGACGCGCTCAAGGCCGAAAAGGCCAAGAGCGACGCGGCGGTGAAGCTGAGCGAGAAGCACGGCATCCCGGCGTCGATGCTCATGCACTGCACCGACGAGGACGCGATGAAGGACTTTGCGGCTGAGTGGGACGCGTACCACGAATCACAGCCCAGGCCGCACGTCGGCACGCTCACGTCGGCGTCCAGGATCGTCAAGCCCGACAAGGGCGCGGCACGCACGAGTGCCGCAAACGCCATCGCGGATTTCTTTAGTAACCGATAAATTAAAGATTGGAGCCAACCATGGCACTTGCGACCAACAAGATCGACATCAACCGCACCACGACCGGGCTGACCCTCAGCCCCGAGCAGTCCGCCGAGATTTGGGCGGGCGTTGCCGAGGAATCCGCAATCATGCGCCTTGCCCGTCCGATCACGCTTCCCGGCAGCGGCATCAGCATCCCCGTGATCACCGGCGAGCCTGTGGCCGACTTCGTGACCGAGAGCGCCGAGAAGCCCGTCAGCAAAGCCACGTTCGCGACCAAGACGATGACGCCCTACAAGATCGCCGTCATCGAGCTGATGAGCATGGAATTCGAGCGCGACTTCGACGCACTCGCCGCCGAACTCGTGCGTCGCCTTCCCTACAGCATTGCACATAAGTTCGACCAGGTGGTCGCCAACGGCACCGCCCCCGGCACCGGCTTCGACGTGCTGAGCAACGCCACTGCGGTGAGCCTGGTGCCCAGTGGCAGCGCTACCGTTTACGATCAGCTCGTGACAGCAGTCACGACCGTGGGCGCGGGCGGCTATAACCTCGATGGTTGGGTCATGGCTCCCCAGGCTAAAGCCAATCTGCTTAGCGCCGTGGACGGGTTCGGGCGTCCGCTGCTCATTGAGTCCATCAACGATGACCGCGACATTGCTCGACTGATTGGTGCGTCCGTGGCTTACGCCAAGAGCGTCTATAAGGCCGGGTCGGGCAGCACCCCCAACACCGTCGGCGTCGCTGGCGATTGGTCGCGTGCCCGCTACGGAATCGTCAACGGCATCAACGTCCGCCGCAGCGAGGAGGCCACCATCAACACCGGCACCGAGCAGGTCAACCTGTGGCAGCGCAACATGGTGGCCTACATGGTCGAGGCCGAGGTCGGCTTCGTGGTCGAGAGCGCGAGCGCGTTCGTGCGCCTGACCACGCCCGCGTCCTAAGCCATGGCCGCGCTTGTATGCCCAGCCACGGGCGTTATCGTGGACGCGACCGGCGATCAGTACGACCGCCTGGTGAGGGCTGGTTTCGTCCCCGTCGAGGACAAGCAGCCCGAGCCGAAGAAGGAACCGCAGCGGCGCACGCGAAAGCCGACGCCGACCGAGTAAGGGGGCGTCGCGATGGCATACGCAACTGTTGATGATCTCGAAGCAAGATGGCGCACCCTGACAGCGACCGAGCGGGAGCGGGCGTCCGTGCTGCTCGAAGACGCGGCAGTGCTGCTCGAATCGCTCGTCGACGTGGACGAGACCGACGAGCGGCAGGCGGCGCAGCTCAAGACCGTCTCCTGCTCGATGGTCAAGCGTGCGATGGCCGCATCCGACGAGATGTTCGGGGTCACGCAGGGCACCATCTCTGCAGACATCTACTCGCAGTCCTACACCTTCTCCAATCCAGGCGGCGACCTCTACCTGACATCGACCGAGAAGAAGCTGCTCGGAATCTCGGGCGGCTTCATCGGATCGATCCCCGCGGCTGTGGGGTGGTCGGGATGATCCACGGCGAGACCGTCACCGTCGCGCTCAGGCAGTGGGGCGAGGAAGACGAGCTGGGCAACCCCGCCGAGAGCTTCGCCGAGCCGATCGAGGTCTCAGACGTCCTCGTCGGTCGCGGCACCACCCGAGACGATGCCGAGGGCGGGCGCCCCAGCGCGATCTCGTCGGACAAGTCGTTCTGCTTCCCGCGCGGGTGGTCTGCCGACCTTCGCGGCGCCATCGTCACGCGAACCCGCACGGGCGAAGCCTACGAGATCGTCGGAGACCCCACGTCGATCACCGACGAGAACATCCCTCCCGGCATCCGATGGAACATCAAGGCCGAGGGGGTGCGCCGCGATGGCTGATGGCTTCACCCCGTACGCGAACGGCATGCGGAACCTGCGCAACTCGAAGATGGTGCAGGACGACCTGCTCGACCGCGCCCAGGCAATCGCGCGGCAGGCCGAGCAGACGGCTGGCATCAAGGGTGCGCACTACTCCGCAGACGTGCAGCCCGGTGAGAACCGAGCCCACGCCATCGCCTACACGGCAAACGTCCCGGCCATGATCGACCAGCGCAAGAACAAGTCGCTCGCCAAGGCGATCGACGCGGGGAGGTGACGCGAATGCCCAGACCCAGCGTCATGGCCGAGGTCATCGCGTACCTAAAGAACAACATGGACGTACGCGTCGCGTCGGAAGTCCCGGCGAGCCGCCCAGCGCAGATGGTCACCGTCGAGCGCACGGGCGGTACCGGGTCGGCGCTGCTCGACGAGCCGCGCGTCGACGTCGACACGTGGGCGAACTCCGACGCCGAAGCCCTGTCGCTCAGCGACGAGGTGACCGAGCTGATGTACCGCCTGCCCGACGCCTCGGACACGGTCTCAGAGGTCACCCGCACGAGCCAATACAGGTCGGACGTCGACGGGTCGCACCGATGGACTGCGACGTTCAACATCACGCGAAACGTTTAACCACGGCCACCCTCCGGGGTGGCCTTTTCTTGTAAGGAGCGAGACATGCCCAACAACACCGCAGCTGTCAGCACCACCAAGGGCGTCGCGGGCGGCTATTTCTTCACCGCGCCCTACGGCACCGCGCTGCCCACCGACAACACCACCCAGCTCAACGAAGCGTTCACCTGCGTCGGGTACGTATCCGACGCTGGCGTCACGCACTCCAAGAGCGGCAGCTCCACCAACTTCCACGACCTCAACGGCGACGTCATCGCCAGCGCCACCAGCGACACCGAGCGCACGATGCAGCAGAAGTTCGTGGAGGTCAACGAGGCGTCGCTGAAGGAGTTCTACGGCCAGGGCAACGTGACCGTCTCCAATGACATGATCACGGTCATCGACACCAACGCCGAGATGCCCGAGCGCTCGATCGTGCTGGAACTCGTGCTCAAGGATGGGCGCAAGTTCCGCCGCGTCATCCCCCGCGCCAAGGCCACCGAGTGGGGCGACATGGTAGACGTCGCAACCGACCTGGCAGGGTTCGAGTTGACCTACACGAAGTTCGCCGACGCCGAAGGAGCCTACGAACACGACTACATCGACAAGGTCGCCTAACCACAGGCTGGCCGATCCATTCGAACGATAGGAGCTGGTAGTATTGCGGACTTTTGAATACGACGGCCACGAGATCACCTACGACGAGTCGGTGCTCAAGGACTACCGCACCCAGAAGGTCATGGCCCGAGGGGATGTGGCCGGGTTCTTCGACGTCCTCGAAAAGCTGTTCTGCGGTCGCGACGAGGAATACGCAGACCTCGTCGGCGGCACCGCGGAGTCCATGACGCCGCTCATCCAGGCGTGCATGGAAGATGCTGGCAGCGCCGTAAAAAACTCGCCTTCCTCGCGACCTGCGAAGTCGAGCACGAAGACGAGCTAAGGGCGGATTTCCAGCAATATTACCAGTTAAACCTAGACGGCATGGGTGTGGCATTCAGCCATGCCCATGCCGCTTCTTTGTGTGTGCAGCTCCCCCGCACGGGGCGGGTGTACACCGCGATCAACCCCGACCTGGCATACGACGAGCGCATGCAGCTGCTGCGGCAGATCGAATACGACCTGCGCGTGCTGGCATGGCAGCAGACCGAGGACGCCCGCCACAGGCGCAACGCACCCGATCCGATACCGCTGCCGAGCGAGCGCGTCGAGCCGTCGCACGACCAGGTCATGAGGGACAAGGCATTCGTCGATTCAATCCTCGGGAGGTGAGGATATGGCCAACGACGAGATCGGCAGCGCGTACGTATCGATTCGAGCAAACACCAACAAGCTGCCGAAGGACATCGACAAGGCGCTGTCGTCCCCTGCCGTCACCAAGGTGGCCGCATCGTCGGGCAGCTCCATGGGTGACCCGATGGGCGGCGGTCTTGCAGCGTCACTCAAGAAGTTTGTGGTCGGCGGGACGCTGCTCAAGGTCGGCAAGGAGGTCGGCGGCGCCCTGATGGAGGGCATGACCGAGGCGGTCAACCAGTACTCGCGCTTCGAGCAGCTCGAAGGCGGCATCCAGAAGATATTCGACGAGGCGGACATTAGCGGCATCATGCAGGACGCCGCCAACGCCTATCAAGACCTCAACATGTCGGCGAACGACTACATGGAGGCCATCAGCCAGGTCGGCGCCACGTTCGCCCAGACGATGGGCGATCAGGCGGGCTACGACACGGCCCGCACGGGCATGAAGGCCATCGCCGACTACGCAAGCGGAACAGGGCGAAACCTCGACGAACTCAACGAGAAGTACGCGCTCATCACGCGCTCGACGTCGAGCTACCAGAGCATCGCCGACCAGTTCTCGGGCATCCTGCCCGCGACCTCCGCAGACTTCCTTGAACAGGCACAGGCCGCAGGCTTCCTCGGCGAGCAGTATGAAAGCCTGACCGAGGTGCCGATCGCGGAGTACCAGCAGGCGGTCACCGGCATGCTCGAACAGGGCGTCGACTCCATGGGCCTGCTCGGCAACACGGCAGCGGAGTCCTACGGCACCATCTCAGGCTCCGCAGCCATGATGCAGTCCTCGTGGGAGAACCTCGTCACAGACCTCGGCAAGGGCAACGTCGACATGACGGACTCGGTGCACAAGTTCACCGAGTCGCTCGGCGCCTACATCGGCAACCTGGCCGAGCGCATCCCCATCATCATCAGCTCGGTCATTACCGGCCTGCCGACGCTGTTCTCGGACGTGACCACACGCCTGGTCACGTGGGTGTCGGAAGCCATCGACACCTACGGCCCGCAGGTGGCCACGTGGTTCGAGGAACTCCCCGGCAACGTCGGCATCTGGATCGGCGGCGCGATCCAGAGCGTATTCGACGCTGGCAACTCGATCATCGGCAAGCTCCTGGGCGGCGCGGAGACTGGCGAGGAGCACGGCACGCTGGTGACGTTCTTCACCGACCTGCCGACCAACATCCAGACCTGGCTGGGCAACACCGCCGAGACCTTGCAGCAGAAGGGCCGGGAGTTCATCGCCGGTCTTCTCTTCGGCACCACGGAAGTCAGCGATGCCGACTTCAAGGCCAAGATCGAGGGGCTCCCAGGCGAGATCATGGCGTGGATCGGCAACACAGCCGAGACGCTCCAACAGGCTGGCCGAGACCTGATCGCAGGCTTGTTGTTCGGCACGACCGAGGTGAGCGACGAGGAACTCAAGGCGAAGATCGAGGGCTTGCCGGGCGAGACCATCACGTGGCTCGGGAGCATCGCCGAGACCTTGCAACAGTCTGGACGCGACCTCATCGCGGGCCTTCTGTTCGGAACCACAGAGGTCAGCGACGGCGAGCTGATGACCGCCATGACCGAGCTGCCCGGTAAGCTGCTCGGGTTCATCGGCGATACCATATCGACGCTTTTCAACACGGGCGTGGACTTCCTGACCGGCTTCTACGTCGGTTTCTCTGAAATCCTCAACGGGTCGCTCAAGACAGACATGAGCGGGTTCCTCAACACCGTCGGCGGCTTCATCGGCAGCGCCATCAGCTCCCTGTGGCAGGTGGGCGTCGACTTCATTACCGGATTCTTCACGGGTGCGAGCGACGAGAAGGACAAGGACGGCGAAAGCACGTTTGGCAACATCCTCGAACTCGCGAAGGCATGGATGCAGGCGGGCATCGACGTGGCGTCGTTCCTTCTCGACATGGGCGTGTCACTCATCACCGGCTTCCTCAACGGCGTCAGCGGTGGGAAGTGGACGGAAATCCAGCAGTGGTTCGAAGACCTCCCAGACAACGTCGCCGGTTTCATCAAAAACGCCCCCAGTGCATTGCTCGAAAAGGGCAAGGAGATCATGAGGGGCATGCTCGACGGCATCAAGAACGTCTTCGGCATAGACCTGAGCCAGCCGGACAGCATTTCTAAGTTCGTCCAGTCGATCCCCGGCAAGATCGTGGAGTTCATCGGCGACCTCGGCCAGACCTTGCTCGACACGGGCAAGGGCCTCATCACGGGCTTCTTCACCGGCATCAAAGACATCTTCGGCGGCACCGGCATCGAGGGCGACACGGTCACCAAGTTCATCCAGGACGCACCGCAGGCCATCGTCGACGCCATCGGCGACCTCAGTCAGACGCTGTGGCAGGCTGGCGCCGACCTCATGAACGGCTTGGGTGCGGGCATCCAGGCGTTCATCCAAGACCCGATCGGCACCATCGCGCAGCTGGGCGAGGACGTCGCGAAGCAGTTCATGGAGACCACCGACGAGAACTCGCCCTCGAAGGTCTTCGAACAGCTCGGCGGCTACCTGATGGAAGGTCTCGACAACGGCATCAACGACGAGAGCGGCACGCCGACGGCATCGATCGAGTCGGTCGCGGGCGAGCTGCCCAACGGCTTTGTTGACGCCTACTGGTCGATGCACGACCAGGGCGCGGCGCTCATGCAGTCTTTCGGCACGGGTCTGTCGAACGCCTTCTACGGCGGGTACGGCACCGGGTCGGTCGCAAACACGCTCTCGACGATCAGTGGGAGCGTCTCAAGCTACGTCACGGCTGGTTATTACACGCTGTGGGACAACGGCCAGTATGTCATGGCAGGCTTCGGCGATTCGATGGTCAGCTACTTCAACCGCGTTGTCACCTCGCAGTTGCAGTCGATCACCAACGCCATCCCATCGTGGAAGGGCCCGGAATCCAAGGACAAGCACCTGCTCACGTCCACGGGCGAGATCATCATGCAGTCGCTGGCCGACGGCATCGAGACAGGCGCCCAGAAGGTGCACGACGCGCTCTACGACCTGACCAACATGATCCCGCAGGACGTGGCGGTCGAGTCTCGCATCGACTCACGTATCACGTCCGACGTGGCGCGGCAGGCGCAGCCCGCAGGCGTCACGATCACCGGCAACACGTTCAACGTCCGCGACGACCGCGACATCGAGCGCATCGCCGAGGAACTCAACACCTATATCACCAGACAGGGGGCGTTCGCGGCATGAGAAGCGATGTAACGTTCGACGGCCACGAGCTCTCGCAGTCCTACCTCGTGGCAGAGGTCGACCGCAAGCCCTCGGGGCAAACGGTCGCGACCCAGACCATCGTCGGGCGAGACGGCGTGGTGGCCACGGGGGCCAGGGCCAACAGCACGACGGTTGCCATGACCATCGTGGCCCGCGATCCCCAGCAGGCGCGGCGGCGCGAGGTCATGCGCGACCTGAGGGCGTGGCTCGCATGCAGCGAGCCGAAGCCGCTGGCGTTCGCAGACGATGATGGGCTTTACTATCTGGCCATCCCACAGGGCATCACAGAGACGCGGTTCCTCAACGCCATCGCGTGGCGCGTGACCTTCCTGATCCCCCAGCCTTACCTGCTCTCGCCGAACAAGACCGTCGTGGCCGGGTCTGAGTCCTTCCACTACTCAGGCTCGGCTGCGGCGCGGCCAATCGTCACGCTCACCAACGTCACACCGGCCAGCGGCGTGGTGGGCGTGACGCTCGACGGCCAGCAGGTGATGCAGGTGCCGCTGGCGGCTGCTGCGTCGACCGTCGTGATCGACTGCGGCGAGGATGCCAGGACGGTGCTCGTGGACGGCTCTGCGTCAATGCTCACCACCGGCTCGGACTGGTGGGAGATCACCCCCGGCGTCCACAGCGCGGCGGTCACGACGGGGACGGCCACGATGAGTGTCGAGTGGCGCGAGAGGTGGGCGATATAGGTGGACGTGTCCCGCATCATGGTCTACGACGCCCAGGACAACTTCATGGGCGATATCCCGCCCGCCGAGGTCTTCGAGCGCACCCGCACCGAGGAGATCAACGGCGCCAACTCTCTCAAGCTGTCAACAGTGCACCCCCTTGAGGTCGGCAACCGCCTGCTCAACTGCGACGCAACCGGCACGTGGCGCGAGTACGTCGTGACAGGCATCGAGCAGGGCCACACCGACGGGTTGGCTGCGTACTGCACCTATTATGCGGTCTGGTCGATCCAGTACGACCTGACGGGCGTCACCTGCGACGTGATGCCCGGCGTCAAGTCGCCCGTGAACGCACGAGCCGCACTCGTGGCGCTGCTCGGCAACACGAGCCAATGGGCGGTCGGCAACGTCGACGTCGGCACCACGGGCGGCGCGTCCATGTGGCAGCGCAGCGCGTGGGAGGCCATGTCCACGCTCATCGATGTCTGGGGCGGCGAGATCGCGCCGCGCATCGAGGTCGACAACAATGGCGTGGTCTCGCGCCTTGTGGACTACCGCGCCAGGGTGGGCGCGACGAAAGTGACCAGGCGGTTCGACTACGGCGCCGACCTCGCCGACATAAAGCGCAAGGTGGCCGACACTGTGCGCTACTGCCGCATCGTTCCGCTGGGCGCAGGCTCCACCGATGCCGTCGCGTCAGCAGACCGCAAGCGCGTCACGATCAAGAGCGTCAACGATGGTGTCGAATGGCTCCAGAACGACTCGGTCGTGCCGATCGTGCGCAGGCCGAACGGCTCGGGCGGCTGGGAGTACCCGACCAAGTTCGTCATCTTCGACGGCGTCGAAGACCCGCAGACGCTGAAGGACACGGCCCTGCGGGCACTCGAAGAGTACACCACGCCGAAGGTGAGCTACACCGCCAAGGTGACCCAGTTCGCCCAGGCTGGCGTCGACCTGCATGGCGTGGCCGTTGGCGATGCCGTCGACGTGGTGGACAAGGAGTTCGGCGTCGAGGGAGGACTCCGGCTCACGAGCCGCATCGTCAAGCTTGTCACCGACGAGCTGCAACCGGAGAACGTGACGGTCACGCTCGGCAACGTCACGACAGACCTCAGCAGCCGCTTCACGAAGCTCGACAACAAGGTCGCCCGCGTCTCCCAAGCCTTAGCCAACCAGGAGGGTGGCACGTGGGAGTACCTCAACGCCATCGTCGACAACCTCAACGCCGCCATCAACGCGACGGGCGGCTACACATACATTACGGAAGGTCAGGGCCTTCGCACCTACGACCGCGCGGTGTCCGACCCGCTCGTTGGCGCGGAGGCGTCGAAGGTGGTCGAGGTCAAGGGCGGCAGCATCCGCATCGCTGACACCAAGACCTCCCAGGGCGAGTGGAACTGGCGCACCGTGTTCGTGAGCGGCCACGTCGCAGCCGACCTCATCACGGCGGTCGCGATAACGGCGGGCTTCATCGGCAGTGCCGCGAGCGGGAACTACTGGAACCTCGACACCGGGACCTTGAGCATCGGCGGCGGCGCGTCGTTCGCGGGCACCACGGCGTCGACGCTCGTGAGCGACGCGGCAACGGCGAAGTCCAACGCCTCGCAGGCGCTCTCCGACGCGGCGGACGCCGCCAGCGCTGCGTCCAACGCCGCGAAGGTCGCCACGAACTACCTGACGTACACGACCGCCAACGGCCTGGACGTGGGATATTCCGGCACGTCCGCCAAGACGCGCATCAACGGAAGCGGCGTCAACGTCTACGACGGCAACGGGGCTAGCGCACTGTATGCTGGCCTCAGCGGAGGCAACACCATCGTGCGTGTGGGCAAGGCCGCAAGCCCGCACGCAACCATCGACACCGACGGCATGACGGTCTACGGCGGCAGCGAGACGGCGGCGAACGTCGCGGCAGAGTTCGGCGTGGACGGGGCGCAGATAGGGCAGGCGGCGAAGTCGCACCTGGAGATGGACTACCACTCGCTGAAGCTGGTTGACAAGGAGGGGGACGCCTACTTCTACGCGTCAGACCTCCGAGACACGACGGGCAGTGCCACGGTAACCGAGACGTTCACCGGGGACGGCGCGACGAAGCAGTTCCCCATCGGCATGATCCCGAACGGCGCGGTGACGGTCAAGGTGAACGGCACCACGACGAGCACCACGCTCGTTATAGTGTCGAGCGGCTACTACATGATAGAGTTCTCGACGGCCCCGGCGAACAACGCGGCCATCGTCGCGACGTACAAGGTCACGGCCCAGGCGGCGAAGGCGTTCACGATGGGGACGCGATCTGGAACGACGGGCGCGTCCAGCCTCGCCCAGGGGCGCGGGGTGGAGGCGTCGGGGATGTTCTCGCAGGCGTCCGGTGACGGCTCGAAGGCCACGGGGCTGACCGCGCACGCCGAGGGCCGCAACGCTGCTGCACGGAGCGAGTACACCCACGCCGAGGGGTGCGACACGTCCTCCGAGGGCATCGCGTCGCATACCGAGGGGTACGCCACATCGACTACGAGAAGCGGCCCGTACGGCCACGCCGAGGGTTACAGGAGCACGGCCAGCGGGTCGGCGGCGCACGCGGAGAACGGAAGCTGCACGGCGAGCGGGGCGAACTCCCACGCTGGCGGTCTGTCCAGCACGGCGAGCGCGTCGCAGTCTTTCGCGCACGGCGAGGGGCTGAGGGCCACGAGCGCCTCCCAGACGGTCATCGGGAAGTACAACGCCGAGAGCAGCGGGCTGTTCGTCGTGGGCTGCGGCACGTCAAACACCGCGAGGGACAACGCCTTCGTGGTGTTCGCCGACGGCAGCGTGCTGCTCAAGAACCCATCGTCGTGGTACGGAGCGATAGGTGTGCCGACCAAGACGACCATCAACAACACGGGCTTCACCGTCGGCAGCGACGTGACGTTCACCTCGATCAATGGCGCACGCTCCGTCTTCGGTTTGTGCGCGGCCCTGCGAGTTTACAACAGGGCGGCGATGGCGGCGCACTCGATGATCACCGTTGGGACGATGGCCTCGGGGTACAGGCCGTCGGCGGACACCGCGTGCCTCGCCGTCATCGGCACGCAGCCCGCGAACTACGTCATGGCCCACGCCTTCGTCAGCTCCACCGGGCAGATACGTCTCGTCACGCCCGCAGCCGTGGCGGCGAACACGCAGATATACATCTACCTGAACTACGTCTAAGGAGGGCCGTATGGCACTAGAAACCTACCGCACCATACGAGTGGTCGCGGGCCACGCCAACGAGACGATCATGCCGATCCGCCTGAGCGCGGACGACCACGACGGGCGGCGCATCCTCTTCGAGCTGTGGGACGGGGCTGCGGTGGTCGCGTCCCCGGGGCTGAGCGCCAAGCTGCTCTACACCACCGCCGACGGCACCGGGGGCTACACCAACTTGACCACCACGACCAGCAACGGCACGGCGGCTTTCGTCGGGCCGTTCCCCACGGAGATATTCGCCCAGCGCCGTGGCGCACTCGCGGTGGCCGTGTCCAGCGGGCAAGACGTGATCGCGACCCTGCGCATCCCCTTCGAGTGCGACGAGGCCATCATCGACGAGGACAGCCCAGCCGCCCAGGACGCACTCAGCGAGTTCCGCGCGGCGGTGGCGCAGCTCGACCAGCTGCTCCCGGCAACCACCTCGCGGCTCGGTACGGTCAAGGTCGGCAGTGGCCTCACGGCGGCGGGAGACGGCACGCTCTCGGTCGCGCCCGCGTCCCTGCCGAGCGCCGTACCCATCGCCAAGGGCGGCACCGGGCAGACCACGGCCAAGGCGGCGCAGTACGCGCTCACCAACACGGCGGCGGAGCAGACTTCGGCGGCAGCGGATGACACCTACGTGCTCACGGCGCACACCTCGGCGAGCGCCGCGAACGGATTCGTCGCTAAGCGCAAGCTGAGCAACCTTTGGACGTACATCAAGAGCAAGATCGACGGCTCGGCCATCGCCCCGGCGAGCGTGAACGCGACAGGCGCAGTCATCGGCGCGGGCGTGTCGGACAGCGTCGGGTCGCTGGCAGACCTCCGCAGCACCGTCGGCCAGAAGGTGCGCCGCCAAGGCACGACGTTCTACGACGTAGCAATCGGCGGCTATCAAAGCGGTGGTTACACCTACGTGTATATCGATTGGTTCTTGACAGCGACTGACTACTACAGATTCCAAGTCAATGTTTCATCCATAAGCGCGTCGATGCTGCATTTCCACGATGGCACCTACGACGCCGTTGGCAGATTCACGACCACGAGCTAAGGAGGACCCATGAGATACGACGACGCATACGCGATGTGCATGGAGGAGATCGGCTACGGCGGCTACGACCTGGCCGACATGCTCCTCAAGATCGACCGCCTGTGGCTTGAGGACGCCATCGACGCGTCCTACCGCGACCAGCTCAAGGACGCGGCAAGGGAACACGCAATGCCGGAGGACAGCTACGCCAGCCCGCAGGAGCGGCTGACGGCGCTGGAAGTGGCGCTCAGGGCGCTTGAGACGCGCGTGGCTGCGCTGGAAGGCGCTGGCGGCTCCGGGAGTGCGGAGGGCGCGGACGTGGCCGAGGTGGCCGAGTGGGTGCAGCCTACGGGCGCCCACGACGCCTACGCCAAGGGCGACCGCGTGACGTTCGGCGGCAAGGTGTGGGAGAGCACCATAGACGGGAACGTCTGGTCGCCCTCGGTCTACCCTGCTGGATGGACCGAGGTGGGGGAGTGATGGACCCCACGGTCATCAGCATCGGCGGGATGGTCCTCACCGCCGCCCTGGCATACATGGGGGCGCAGCGGGGCATCGCCGCCCAGCTGGCGAAGTTGGAGACGAAGGTGGACACGCTCAGCGCCCGCGTCGAGAAGCACAACGGCGTGGTCGAGCGGCTCGCCGTGCTCACCGAGCGCGTTGACGAGCTGAGCAAACGGATACAGACGATCGAGGGTGAGATGAGATGACTGCAGAGAGAAGGGACTATTGGCGCCGCTGGGTGAAGGCTGCGGCGATCCGCGCGGTCAAGACAGTCGCGCAGTCTGCGGCTGCGGTGATCGCGACGGCCACGGCCATGGGCGAGGTCGACTGGGCGGCGGTCGCTGGCACGGCGCTGCTCGCTGGCGTGCTGAGCGTGCTCACGAGTCTGAGCGGCCTGCCAGAGGTCGAGGGCGTCGCGGAAGTGGAGCTGTTCGAGGAAGACGAGGTGGTTAGCCGATGATCACTCACGCCGAAGCCATCGCCCAGTGCGCGGAGCACATCGCGGCGCATGACGCCCATGGTTACTCGCAACCAAACCGCGCGGGGTGGGGCGAAGAAACGCTGGCATTCTCAGACGGCACGCCATACTCCATCAGCTGGGGCGACTTCGACTGTTCCGAGATGGTGCGCTCCTGCGTCGCAGCCGCGCAGCTGGTAGACCACGACTATTGGGCGTCCTACATGTGGACGGGCAACGAGGACGAGGTATTGCGCGGCGCAGGCTTCACCACGGTCCCATTGGCCGACATGCGCCGAGGGGACGTGCTCTGGAAGCCCGGTCACACGGGCGTCTACCTCGGCGGCGGTCTCATGGCCGACGCGCACGGTGACGAGTACGGCGGCATCGACGGCCCCAACGAGGGCGACCAGACGGGCCGAGAGATCGAGATCAGGAGCGTGTGGTCGTGTGGGTGGGAACGCTGCTACCGTGCGCCTGACGGTGCTATAGGAGTACCAGCGGCCACCAAGCGAGACCTTCGCCGGGGCATCGACATCTACAACGGCGAGGGCTACGAGGGCTTCAAGGGCCACGAGACAGATGCCGCATTCGTCATCTGCAAGGCGAGCGAGGGCACGTCGTTCGTCGACCCGTTCGCCGCGCAGTTCGCCGAAAATGTCCTGGCGGCGGGTAAACTGTTGGGTTTCTACCACTTCGCCCGCAGCGGCCATGCTGAGGAGGAGGCCGAGCACTTCGTGCGCTGCTGCGAGGCGACCGGGCATCTAGGCGCGGCCACCTTGTGGCTCGACTACGAGGGCGACGCGGTGGCGAACGGCCCGGCGTGGGCCGAGCGGTTCATGAGGCGCGTCGACGAGCTGACGGGCAAGACTTGCGGCATCTACATGTCGCAGTCCGTCACGATCGGCCAGGACTGGACGATGAGCGCACATCGCCCGCTTTGGGTGGCGCAATACGCCAACATGGAGCCGACGGGCTGGCAGGACGATCCCTGGTGTACGTGTATGTTCGGAGCCTGGGGCAATTCCTGCGCAATCCATCAGTACAGCGGCAACGGCCACGTGGGTGGCTGGGGTGGCACTCTCGATCTCGATCGCGGGTACTTCGCCGAACAGCAGTGGGCAGCATGGGCAACCGGAAGCGAAGTCGACCCCGAGCCGACGCCCGAGCCCGCGCCCGATCCGACACCATCAGAGGGAGAGTGGGATCCTATGACTCCGAAGCAGGTCACATTCGCGACCGACGTCAACGTGAGGACAGCACCGAGCGTCAACGCAGACAAGGCCGCGCTCTATCACGCGGGCGAGACCGTCACCATCGACGGGCTGGCCCTGGGCGACGGATACGTCTGGGGCCATTATATCGGCGGAGAGTCGGGAGCCGACCGATACGTAGCATTGGGCACGACCGACTACGTTGTGCAATAGCTCGAGAATTGCCGGGGCGTCCTTCGGGGCGTCCCGGTTTTTTGCGTTTCTAGGCCGCGAACATAACCCCGAACCCTCCGGGGAT